TTAGTCATTCCATTGCTTTTTGGCGGTCTACCTTTTTTTGAACCGTATGTTCCTTTACCCATTGGCATATTAACTTACCTCCTTGTTATAAATTACGAACAATGTTATTATATCAGAAATTGCGAGGAGGGCAATATGAATAGATGCGTGCTAGTAATAAGTGATTTACACATTCCATATCATCACAAAGATAGTTTTGCTTTTTTGAAAGAAATTAAGAAGCAGTTTAAAATTGATTTTGTAGTCAATATAGGCGATTTGCTTGATATGCATTCAATCAGCTTTCATGAACACAATCCTGACCTACCATCAATAGGAGATGAATTAACAATATCAAAAGAATATATTAAAGAATTAGAAAGTATGTTCCCAGAAGTTGTTGAAGTCCACAGTAACCATAGTTCTTTGGTATACCGTAGAGCATTAAAGTATGGTTTGTCTGCTCAGTTTCTCAGGCCTTATGGTGAGTTCCTAGGCACAAAGAAATGGGAATGGGTAGATGATCTTACATTAGATATGTCTAACGGCAAGAAGGTGCATTTCACTCATGGTAAATCAGCAGATGTTCTGAAGGTATCTCAGGCTATGAGTATGTCTTGTGTGCAAGGCCACTATCATACGAAGCATAATATTCAGTTCTGGGCCAATCCTAACGATCTGTATTGGGGAATGAATGTGGGCTGTTTAATCAATCAAAAATCTATGGCATTTGCTTATGCTAAAAACTTTTCCACAAGATTTGTATTAGGTTGTGGGATTATTATTGAAGGTTGGCCAAGACTGTTGCCTATGGTCTTGAATGATAATGGCGATTGGATTGGTAAGATAGTTTAATCACCTAATACAAATTCACTAGGCTCTAAAAACACAATAGGTATTTCATTGTCTGTTGCGTATTTAATTTCTAATTGTACTCCTCTGGATAAATCCCAGAAGTCAATCATTAATACATATAATTTTTCTGACACTTCTAAAAAAGCAAGATCATATTTCATCCATTCCTTGCTTGGCATTTGTATTCTACCGTATCTTTGTATTGTGTGATGATGTGTAATAGGGCTGTATACATTTATGCCCATGCTAAACAATTCCCAAGCAGCACGCGTTACCATACCGTACCGTTGCATCCTATCGTATTCACTACTAACACCATCTAAACTATATGGCGCAGCTAAATAACTGATAGGTTTTAAGTCTACCATTTAAGTCAACTCACCATTTTGTTTTATTAGCCACAGCTTTACACACTTTCATAAACTTATCTTGTGCTAGCTTGTTTTTACTCATATTAACCATTGAGTGTACCCATTGTACGTTATCTTTTGTATAACCTTTATTGCTATCTATTCTATCTAAACTAGCAGTACAGTTTCCGTATTCTGTGTTAATTTCCCAACCTGTAAGAGCACATTTACCACCATAGTTATTAAACATGGTATCTAAGTCTAAATCCCACTCTAACCTTCTAGCTTTAGCAGACTTACTAAACTTATTATATAGTCTTTGCTTTGGGCCTACGTGCTGATTGTTAGAAAACTTTTTAGCGGACTGTGTACATTTTCTGCACTGTCTGTCCTCTTTTTCACTCTCTATTGCATGGTTTCTTCTTGTATAAGGTTGCTCAACACCACAACCAGAGCACTTACTACACCATTTATTATCTGCGTTTTTGTAAATATTGTATTTTTCTTCTACTGAGACATTTCTGTAGTCTTTTTTACAACTTCTACAAACACCCCTATCTAACATTTTTAATGCGGAGTCTTTATTAATAAATTCAGTAGTGTGGCCACATTTACAAGTAGCTGCAAACTTACTGTTTATCTTAGTTATTATAGAGTCTGTGATTTTTTTCATGTTAAATACCTTATACCAATAAAGTATCTATTATAAGGTATTTAATTTAAAATTACCACTTTTCTTTTATCACCACTTGACGTGATTACTCCACCATGCAGCAGACATTTTCCCCTTAGCTATATTCTTTGCATGGCGCGCCTTAAATGACTTTTGTCTTTTGGTTGGTGTTTTATCGCCTGTTACCCCTTGCTGCCCAAATCTTATGGTCTTTACTTGATCTCCTGATTTAGCAACAACAACATGAGATTTCTTAGGGTGGCTAGGAGTTCTTTTTGGTTTGTTGTAACCACTAACACCTGCTCTTTTCAGTCTTGGATCTGTAGCCATTATTTACCTTGCCCTCTATACTTCTTAAAACTTCTGCGCTTTGCTTTATTCATAGTAGATGTAATAGGATTTCTTCCCTGAGAAGATCCCTTACTTGTTCTTATATATTCTTGCGCAATCTTTTTCATTGACATTAACTATACGTTCATGTTAAAACAATAATTGTAAATGTTTTTATAATATTTATATTTATGTTGGTGATGATTAGGCGGTCTTATTCCCTTGGGCCGCCTTTTCTTTTACTAATTTACAGTAAAAATAGAATAGCCCCTAGAACAGCCAGAGAAGCCCATAGAGAAGGTTTAGGCTTTTTGTAACCACAGCCACATCTTTCAAAGAATAGGCTACTGTATGGCCATTTATGTGCGATCTCTTTTATCTTTTGTAACATTGAACCTCCTATTTTGCTAATGGATTCTTATTTTTGTCTTTAATGCCTTTTAATTCTTTATCAATTAGATCAAGTCTAGTTTTTATTATCTCTAAATTGTTTTTGTTGTCAGATAATCCTTGTTTTATATCTGATATTCTATCCAGTGTACTTTCGTAGTTATCGTTTATTTTATTATTTGTATCTGTTAGATCTACAGTTTCATTAATTACATATTGTCTTGCATTTAATTCTGAAACTTTTTCTTCTAATATTTCTATGTTGGCAATCAGCTGACCGTATGTAGTAAAGCCTGCGCCTATAGCGCCAACAACGCCTATAAGGCTAACTATGCCAGCAAGGTTGTTCTTCAATTTATCCATGTCATACTCTCTAGCTTTTCTTTTAGTTTGTATTGTTGCTCTTTGTTCCCTTCAATTAAATTAATATAAGCGTTTACTGGATCGTTAGCAACATCATATATAATATTACCATAGATTTGCCTATCATCAAACAAGCTAATTTGCTCAACATAAATATTTATTGGCGCATAAAATTCTGGATCTACCATAATTGGCTGCGATTGTATCATTACGGTTATCTTAGTTTGATCTATATCTATAGCTTCAGCAAACATTGTTTTGCCTATTGTAAAAGTTTGTGGCTCACTTGTTTCTATCTCTTGATCTGGTTCTTCTAATAATTCCTCTGGCATTTTTTCTTCAGTTAATTCTTCTTCTACAAACTCCTCAATAAACTCATCCACCTTATCTGTTGTTGGTTCTTCTTTGAACTCCTCAATAAATTCTTCTTCTATCTTATCATCCTTGGGTTCTTCCATGAACATATACATATCTTCTTCAAAGAGATAATAATCATTCATTTTAATTTCTTCTTCTTTGAATACATCAGTGAATGTAAATGTTTCATCTTTGAACTCAGCTTCATACTTCTTATCAAAGTCATCAAGCCAGATATCTACATCATCAACAGTTTCTACATCCATTTTAAATGGTTCAAAATATAATATAAGCGAGGGATTTCGGAGGTCTGCTCCATAATGGTAATCAGGCTGGCTAGGTACAGTAAAACTAAAACGAGAAACAATATCATAATCACTTGCCACATCTGTTATAAGTATACTGTTGGTTGGTGCTGTTCCGTAATCACATCCATTCCATGTTGCACAAGTACCAGACACTACAGTATTGTTGCTATATTCTTTTCCATTACTATCAGTAATAGTCTGACTTATTGTAACTGATTGGCTTTCATTATTCCAGAACCAAACATCAGCAGTTAAGTCTGATTGGTATACGTTCTCTATATCTATAGAGTTCATATGGTCTGATAGAGTTATCTTGCTCTCTACATACTGACCATCAACACCAGCTATTGTATTAGATCCATGATAGCTCTGTATATTCGTTGTCCAATTACCATCAGTAAAATCATTTGATAATAAATTACCGCTTGATTCTGCATTTGTCTTTGCACTTGCAAGTGTTACCACAAACAAGATAAGGAATAAGTGTGCCAAGCATCTCATTTTCCTTTAGAGTACATAACCTGTTCGGCTTGTACCTTCTCCATTTTGTTTTTTGTTTCTATATACAGATCATAATCTGGGCGCAAAATATCATATTTATCCCATAAGCGTTCTGCTTCTGTTCCAATCTTTCCAAAAAATGGACATGGCGATCCTGCAGCTTCCATTGCTCTAAATACCCTTGGATCTTGACATAAAACAGCAATACCTGCCACACGCATATTATGTACCTGTGCCAGCTCCCTAGCTAGCTTGATCCTCTCACACGTTAAGTCTGGCTGATTAGTTGATGAACTTAATCCTATGATAGATGATTGCATACCAAATGATGTTCCTATGTTGCAGACATCAAGTCCTGATTGTGCAGGGGGCGCACTGGCCGTAGGTGGAAAACTCTTGATATTGCTCGTGTTGTTGGTGGTGCTGGTACTTGTAGTGTTACTGCTTGAACCAGACTGGTAGGTAGTTGTACTGCTTGATGTATAGCCACCACTAATCAATGTGTTATCGCCAGATACATTGTTGTTCTCATCACCATAGACAAGTAATGTACCAGCAACGACTATTAGTATTGTTGAAACAAATAGCTTCAACATTCCTTCAAACATATGCAACATTATTTTTTCCACTTAGCTATTGTGTTAGCACCAAAACTGCCTGCCGTGATAGTGAGAATCACCCACCAGAACTCCACTGGTGCTTGTTTCAGAACTTCCCAACCCTTAATCATGTGTGGTTGAGTTGGCTCAAAAAACGTAGCTGCTATAACTGCACACCAAAAAATTACTAAGAATTCATCTTTAAAGCTCTTAGACATACCATCTGCTTGTGCTTTTCTTACTGCCGCATCTGCCTTAGCAATAGCTTCTTCTTTCTTTATCTTAGCAAAGTCTGTCTGCTTGATAGCTTCTATCTCTGCTTCCCTTACCATCTGTTTCTTTTCCATGGAATGTTTAACACCACCAATAACCTTGTCTGCTACTAGCTTGGTAATTGGATTGGATAATAAACTTAGAAAAGGTATCATGACACAAACATCCTAATACCAGTATAGATAGCACCGAGCATAGCACCTATCCAGAACACAACCTTGACAGCACCCCTGCCCATGTTGACCTGTTCTTTTAGATCATTAATTTCTTTTTGATTCTGGCAGACTTTATCTGTCAGATTATCAATCTTCTCACTAATCACTGCTAATGTTATCTCTGTATCTGGCATTATTTTACTTTGGAAATATATCAAATGGGTGGAAATCTTCCCACACTGCATATTTAAATCCTTCTATTTCTTCTTCTTTAATTATGTTGAACATTGTTACTCCTATTCTACTAGTTCTGCAAGTGGGGGAAACCAAATGCTTTTTATTTGTTGATCTTCTGGGTCATAGTACTTTAACAAAGCGTCTGTATCATCTGGCACATCAATCCAAAACAATGGATTCGCTATGTCAAATTCCATATCCTCTATTTGTTCTATTCTATATCCTGTTTGTGTTTGTTCTTGATTCCCATATAGTTCTATTAATGGGTTCACTAATGCTTTCTTTGTCATTTATAATCTCCTAGTATTCTACTATCACTATTCCTTGGTAACCATCACCACCAATTCCCTTAATACTATTATATTGTATAGTAGCTGGTCCACCACCACCACACCCATATCCTGTAGCATCATCCCCATTTAAGTATGAACTACTTATAGTGCAACCACCCATCCCAGACCTTCCCCCAAAAGGTCCAGCTATTGCAGTTTTGTATAAAAATTCCCAATAAATTGCCCAATCGTTATGGGCAGTGGATACTTGCTCAAAATATGGATCTCTTCCATTAATTGCCATTGGCGCTCCACCCTCTCCACCAACGCCATGGGCTGGTACCGTCCCGTACATAGACCTAGCACCATCACCACCTGAAATATTCAAATCACCACCAGTGCCTACTCCACCATGTTGACCTGAAAGATGTATTCCTTGTTGAGGACTTCCTGAATTTCTGCCACCTGCGCCACCAGTAGCAGAACAATAAGTGCCAAAAGATGAAGTGCCACCAGTTGTTCCTGGGGAAGTAGATGGATAAGCTGTTCCACCAGTACCCCCAGCACCAATAGTAACAGATACAGTATCTCCTGCTGTCAACCCTGTAATCCATTTAATTGCAGTCCCCCCACCAGAGCCACCAGGGGCAACAGTGCTATTGTTATAAGCATTTCCACCACCACCACCACCACCAACAACAGTAACTTTACAAGCAGTTACTCCTGCTGGTACAGTAAATGTTCCAGATGTTGTAAAGACTTCTGCTCTAGGTCCAGGAAGTCCTGCACTAATACCTGTAAGAGCCGCACCACTAATAGCAGGTAAATCACCAGTTAGTTTACTAGAAGCCATACCAGAAATCTTAGCATTAGTAATAGAACTATCTGCTATCTTAGCTGTACTGATAGATCCATCAGCTAGTTTAGCTGTACTAATAGCACCATCAGCTATATCGGCTGTATCTACACCATCTGCTATATCTCTTGCTTTAGTCATGTGTTGCTCCTATACTAATTCTTTTTCTTCTGTTGTGTAGTAATTTGTTCCACCATCTGGTGTAACTATTCTCATATATGATGTAGTGGCTGGGTCAGAACCTTGCCCTATATTCAATGGCTCTGTAACACCACTAGGGAATGTAAGTGTATAATCACTAGCAAAGTTATATTGGAATATAGATTTTTCGTAAGTGTCGTTTGCACTGTTAGATTCTCCCATATAAATATATCTACCATTATTACCTACAGTAATGATTGGATTACCATAAAAAGTTCCACCACCTTGCTGTGTTATTGATGATTTAGAAAAGTATTGTAAAGTATTTGGGTCAAAAGAACCCATAGTAAAAGTATATAAGGTATAGGTAGAACCACCATCAGTATCTTGTACTATAGCATTTAATACTCTACCATTTTTACTAACCTCAGCAGATCTAACACGACCAGTTCCTATTAATGAATAAGCAGTACTTAAATCTCCATAAGAAATTGGTGCCCAAGTAGAAGTTAAATCCCAAGCTGTAGATAAACTGAAAACTTTTACTCCTTGAGCAGTACCAATTTTAGGAGCATAAGAACCAGTTGATAGTTTATGACCCTGATTTACCACACAAATTTTAGTTCCGTCAGAATTAAAACTTACACCATTAACACCAGCACCATTAAATTCAGCAGTCCAATTTGCATAAGAAGCACTACCCATATCGACAGATTGGTTTGGACTTCCATAAACAACATTTAATGTAGATATATCCCAAGCAGTACTAAAATCATATCTCCTAACAGTTGTGCCAGTACCACCAAACCAATATAATCCATTGTTGCCTATCTCTCCATGTTTAGGGTGAGGTGCATATTGTGTAGTAACTGCTCTACTAGAACTAACAGTAGCAGTTGATATATCCCAAGCAGTAGATAAACTTGCATCAACAATATACCAATATCCAGTAGAACCACCATACATGTATTGTTGGAAAATTAATTGTGTACCATCATCAGTAAAGTGCATAAAGTCAGGTGCATCAACGCCAGATGAACCTGTATCCCATTGAGTAGGGCTACTGCCAATAACACTTGAATCATAAGTATTACCAACATTCTTCAAAAACAATTCAATCTCTTTTGCACCACTAACATTACTAAAGCTATATGTGGTATTGCCACTAAGAGTGTGTGTGAATACATTGCCTGCACTCCAGTCTATTGTAGGGGTAGTACCACTTAAAGTAACAGCAGTTAATCCAGCACTTGGTTGGTCTACCCAACTCATTGAACCATCACCATCTGATGTAAGCATCTGTCCACTTGTGCCATTGCCTGATACATCTAATTGTGTAGCACCTACAGCATCATCAGCTATGTTAGCTGTATCTACCTTGCCATACTCTAGTGCAGTACCACCAGCATTCATTTGTAATACTTCATCAGCACTACCTAAAGAACCTAGTCCTGTACCACCTCTTGCATATCCTAGTGTACCACTTGTTATCGCTGAAGCCGCAATAGTGGCAACATTGAAAGTACCATAAGCAATAATATCCACATAATCTGTACCACTAATACCAATAGGACTAGCAAAAACCACGCTACTCCCACTAGTAACAGTAACATCCGTTCCGTTAACCATTTTAATACCATTAAGGTATACATCCACATACGGTGGATCATAAACAAGCGTATTACCATTTGAATCTGTACCAGTTACTGTTGTTGTTGAAGAACTAAAAGAATATTGGAATCTATCTGATGTACCATTAATACTAGATCCTGCATTTTGCCACCCTGATGATCCGTATACTTTCATAGCATTTGATGTTGTATCAAAGTATAACGCACCTATAAGTAAAGCATCCCCATCATTGTCTAAAGCAGGGGCAGATGATTTAGGGCCTAAGTATCTATCATCAAAACTATCATAAGAAGCAGCAGCAGCCGTTTCAGATGCAGCAGCATTTGTAGCAGATGTTGAAGCACTGTTTGAGTAAGTTAACGCATTACTTGCGTATGTTTGAGCAGCATTTTCACTTGTTGACGCATTAGATGCACTCGTAGCTGCTGAAGTTGCACTTTGAGAAGCTGCAGTTGCAAATGTACTTGCTTCATTTCTATAAGTTAATGCACTTGCTTCACTAGAATTTGCACTTGTAGCTGATGATGCAGCAGAAGTTGCTGAACTTGCAGCTGAAGTGGCAGATGTTGCGGCATTAGTTTCTGAACTAGCAGCGTTTGTTTCGCTTGTAGCCGCATTACTTTCTGATGTAGCAGCTGCTGTAGCAGAAGTAGATGCGCTTGTTGCTGATGTACTAGCATTTGTTTCGGATGTAGATGCGTTGCTTTCTGAAGTCGCAGCATTACTTGCGGAGGTAGCGGCAGCAGTGGCTGATGATGCAGCGGCTGTTGCGCTAGAAGCTGCGGAAGTTGCGCTTGATGTAGCACTAGCAGCATCTACAATTAAATCCCATTTTGCACTATCTGTATTAGATGATAATGGTTGTGATCCTGATGATGTATGTGATGTATTACATAAATAGATATTATTGTTTGATGTATCTTTAACTAGATCCCTAGCATTATAATCAGTCGCTGATCCCCAGTTTCCTTGATAAGTACCAAGTTCTTGTGTAACAGATATTTCACCGTTATCATCAAATGCTAATATCTTGTTAGCTCTTTCTGCTGATCCTACTGTAAATTCAGTAGAAGTCATAGTGTTTGTTCTGGATAGTTTTATAGATCTATCAACTTCTTCTTGTAGTTCCTGCGCTATAACAATAGCCCTATCAAATGCACCTTCTACAGTTTCTGCTGTAAACGGATCGTTTTCTACAAGATCAACGCTCTGTGTTTGTGTTGTTTCTCTGCGTAATACAACTGTTTCTGTTGATAATGGAGCAGTAACAAATGTAACGTTACCACCACCAGCAGATCCTACACCTGATACAGTGTAATCTGTTGTGAGTGTTTTAACAGTTTCAGTTCCGTTAGCTGAACGCACAATAACTTCAATATCCCCTTCTGCAAGGATCTTGTATGTGTATGCGAACACTGTGTTACTACCGTTGCCTGAGTAACTGTTCTTTATTGTTGTAGTTGTTATAGTCATTTGCCGCTCCTATAAGGTTTTATTTTACTGAAAAACCAGTTTTTTGTCCACATTTATTCTTCTATTGTTTTTAAAGCGTTATTTGTTATATCTATCATATTCATATAAAATTGATCTATTAATTGTCTTTTGTCATTAGGGCTAATCTCGTCATTTTGATATATTAGATCTATAACATCCCCTAAGTCTTTTAACATTGGGGCAGTCTCAAGCAATAAAAACATATCAGAATCAAAACCTCCTGTTAATTTTATAGCTTCTTGAACTTTGTTATCACCCATTAACATATCAAAAGTAGCTTGGTTAGTAGCCACAGGTTTATACAATTCCCAAAATTTTTGTATTGGCTCTGCGCTAGCACTAGGATTTCTAACTACAAATGCACCAACCATAGGTATTTCTGATAAATTCTGAACCCAATTATCTGACCATGGTTTTACTGGCGGCTTTGAAATTCCAGCTTTTTTAAAAGAATAATCTAAAACGTCTAACACATACTTTCCAAGACCACCAGTCCAACTAGTAATATAATTTTGAACTTTTAAAGGGCTATCCAAACTTGGCCCAACAAGTTCTTCCCAACCCAAAGTATTTCTTAATTTAGCAGCAGCTTGAGCTATTAATGTTGCTGTTGGGCTAGTGTATTCTGTTGTTTGATACTCAGGCAAAACTCTTTCCAAACTATATGGCACTATTGGTCTATCAAAAAAGAAACTTCTATTTTGCGAATCTTCCATAAACGGTCTTATAAATTCTGGTATTGGTAAAAAAGACATACCATAGTCACCAAGAAATTCTTTTACATCAGGGAAAAGATCTTTATCCTTGTTATAAGCCCAGTCCAACATTTTTTCTGGGAATGTACCAAACAACCAACCTATTTCAAATGGTTTGGGTATTCTCCAAACAACTTGATCTGGAGTTCCTTCATTAGTTATAATAATCCAATTTAAATCTTTTTGCCATTGTGGTAGGTTTTTATAAACTTCGCTATCTTTGTTTTTGTACCAAAGAAGTATTGTTGGAGTGGTAATCCACATTACGCTTTGTGATATAACTTTTTTTCTTCTTTTAGGATCAAATAACCCCTCTTTTAATTTTAAAGCACCCTGAACCCTAGCGTTAAAAAAGGCATTAAGCATATTTAATCCCACCATATCAGTGCCCATTTTTCTAAAATCTATTGTCAATTCTCTTGCTTCAAAACCAGCTGATTCTAAAATTTCTCTAGGGGTAAGTTTTTCTGCATCTGGTTTTTTTAAGTTTTCTTTTTCAAGTCTTTTAACTGTCATTCTAAAATCTTCTAGTCTTGACGCATTTTCAAAAACTTCTGAAATTGCTCTTAATCCCTCTAACCAATTTTTAGGGTTTATGTAATTATGCAATTTTCTTCCAGTTAATTCATTAAGCATTTCTCCAGATCTAAAATACCTTCTATCAAAAGAAATCATTGTAGATTGCATAGCGCCTGATTTCATGTAATCAGCAAACAAAGCATCCCCTTTTACTTTATCTTTCAACAAACGAAACATACCTCTCATAGAACTAATAAACGGTATAAAATTATTTTGAGAAAATGCAGCGGCAAAAAATGTATCTCTGCCAAAGTTTTTTGCAATAAATTCAGGATCTAATGTAGCACCTGCCCTTAAAAGTCTTGTGGGAATGGCAGCCATTCTGTAAAACAATTCCGCTTGATATTTACTAACATCTTTTAAACTTGTTGCTATTTCTTGTGGCACTTCATAAATTTTCAATTTTCCTTTTTCATAAAAAGCAATTTGATTTTCCTTCAACCATCCATCTTGCTTTCTTAAAATTGTCAAACCATCTTTAGCGCTTTCGCTAATTTTTGTTTTTTTATCAAACAAAGCATCAATTTCTTTTGGTGTAAGTTTTGTTGATTTTAATGATTTTACTTCTTTAACTTCATCAAAAAAACTACCAATCTTTTCTGATTTAGAAATGTTTTTGCTTTGTTGATATTTTAAAGCTAATTCAATAAACCCTTTGTTTACTGCATTTTTTTCGGCAATTTGCACAAAATGCAATGTATTCAAAAGCATAGTTTCTATAGGATCAGCCGCAGCCAATTCTTTTGTTGTGCCTTTCATTTCTTTCAATGGATTCCTAACTAGCGTTCCTAACCCAGTATCGGTTTTTTTAGCGGCTGTGGTTAAGGAAAGATCCAAAACTTTATTTAAAGGAACATAATCCCTATTTAAATCTAAAATTGTTCTATATAATTCTGGCGACAATATACCAGCATCTTGCAAATAAGTTAACACTCTCTGTTGATATTCATTCATTTCTTTAAATGCTTGAGAGTATTGTTTGTTGTAATTTTTTATAACATTGTTTAGCTTTGCTCTATCTGATTTTGTTAATGAGTAAACAGTTGATATACCTTGGTTGTATTTTTCCATAGCTCTTTTTGCTATTGCGTAAGCTGTAAATTCTTCGTATTTTCTTGGAGTGTCAATTACATCTTTAAAAATCTCCATAAAAGATTTGCCATTAATTTTTAAAGTGTTGTAGTCAAATGTTCCTTTTTTTATAAAATGAAACCCCTTCCCTATATTCCCCATTTGTATTCTACTTTTTTGATAAAAATCAAAAGAACTCATGGCAATTCCTTTATCCCTAGCTTGTTGCACAGCTTCTTTTATGGGATAAAGTCTATCTAATAAACTTGTTACAATAGCAGACTTAGATAATTGAATGTCTTTTGTATCTAATTTAATTTTACCAATTTCAGTCTTGCCCAATATAAAATTTACATCTGCGTTTTCATGCTTGCCAAATTCTTTATTTTTGTCGTATGTTCTTTCTATATATTGACCGTTATTTTCTAATTCTTTTTCTATTTGTTTAATTCGTTTCTCTTTATTAACAAGTTTTGATGTGTTGGAAATCTGTTGCTTAATATCTTTTGCGTCTTTATTTAGCTTTTTTAATCTCTTTTCGTCATAAAATTCGTTTTTATTTTTCTTTTGCTTTAGTTCATTAAGTTCAATCATTATATTAGATTGCTGTTTTTCCAGTTCGGCAAGCTGTTCTTTTGATCTAGTTGCTTGTTCTTTTTTAAAGGCAGCAACATCTTTTGATTCAATAAACCTTCCAGTATCTTCAACAAGATCTTTCAAATCTTGCCTTCTTATTTCTAATTGTGTTTCGTTTAATTTTTTTGCTGATTCTGTAGTAGATTCTAATATGTTCTTTTCTAAAGTCTTTATTTCACTTTCAACTTTTTTAATCTCTGCACTTTTGCTTTTAATTACTGTTGGCAAAGCATCTTGCTCTAGCTTGTTTAGTTCCGCTAGTTCTTCTTTTAAGTTTCTAACTTCCGCTTCTACAATCTTTCTATCTTTAGAAAAGGTTTTAATGTTTTTGCTACCAGCTTCCTCTTTCATAAGATTGTCATCTAACGTATCTTTCAATATTTCCAAAGGATTACCTTTGTTTTTTACAGCGCTGTTTTCTAACATCATTCTTGCTTTTGGATCAAAAAATCCAAATGCACCTAATAAAATTGCATTGTTGACCATTGTTTCTTTAGTTGGCAATTCTCCTTCTACAGCTGCTCCAATACCTGTTAAAGCAGACCACCTTGATCCAGCAACCGTAAATTTATTTACAGGGAGTTTTAATATAGGCAAAACATTAGGGGCAACAGTCATTCCTCCAGCAATTAAACCACCCTTTAAACCTTCTTCTATGCCATGTTTTAAAAACTGATCCCAATACTCCCCAAATGTATCAACATCACCTCTTTGTAACGCCCCTAAAAACATACCCTTAATAGAATCATTTACAAAACCTGCTGCAAACCCACTTGCAAGAGGACTCCCCCCAGTAACCAAAGCAGCAGGAACTGCCCCTGCGACAAATGTAGGTGTATCCGCACCCAAAGCAACCAAAGATTCAAAAACCCTTTCTAATGCCCCTGTATCTTCTGGCTCTGGAGCGTATGCCTTTCTCCAATCTATACCACCACTAAACCTTTTTTTCCCTTGAGCTTCCCTGCTTTGCAGCCAAAGATTAATATTAGATTTTCCTAAACCTCTTTCCCAGTATGTACCCCAATCAGCATCTTCTCCAACTGCCCAATCTTCTACACCCTCTAAAGTTTTTTTCCACCAAGACCTACTCTCCTCCTCCATCAAAGTTTCTTTTTTATTTATGCCAAGTATTTCTTCATCATTTGCTCCTGAAAGCCTACCTAAAATAAACTTTTTCCTATCCATTTCCTTTATTAGATTTTTGTCTTGAGAAGCGCCACTTGCTTCAAAGATATATTGATAAGGATCTATAGCCATTATTTTAATTTTCCATCTGGGGTATGAGTTCTTTCAAACAATTTATTCCACGCCAAATAATCTGGATTATCTCTGTATACATTTGGTTTAATCATAATTGTTGGATTTGGCCTTGGATCAACTGTTTCATTTAAATATATATTAAATGTTGTGCCATTCATGGTTTTAGTGTCTTTAATCATTGTGTTTGAATCTATTGAAATCAAATCCATTTCTTCTTGTTCAAAAAGTTCTGGATTGTTTTTTATCCACTCTTGCACTTCTTCGCTATTGTAAAAAAGATCAAAATCATTATTAAATTTTTCTTTGTTAGCGTCATCCCATTGAGGGCCATTTGTTTCAGTGTATGTGGATTGTTTTTTTTGAGTAACATCTTTTGAAAACATATTAGCAATATTTTCTGCTTGTTTATTTACGCTTATTGCGTATTTATCTATCAAATCATCTGTTATAATAAAATTATCACTAAATGGATCTAGCAATTCTGAAGCAGGAATTTCCTTTACATACTTTCCTTCTTCATAAGCTTGCTCTACTAAAGTTTCAAATTCGTAAACCCTTCTCCCAGTACTTAAATCTTTGTCTTTAAATAACCCTTGAACTTGAGGAATAAACCTATCAATAAGCCTATCCAAATCTTGCAATTCTCTAGCTGTCATTGGACTTTCTAATATTCCAGAAATTCTTGTTAAATCATTTTCACTAATAGCGCCTTCGTTTACTAAGTCTAAAATACTCATTCCTTCTTTATATTCTTCATCTTTTGCGAACTTACTATTTGCAGAAGGAATGTATGATTTTTCATGCAATGATTTTATTTTATTTTGCAAAGACATTTTTCTAACATCTCTAAAAATATCAACATCTGATTCGTTTGGTATTAACCCTTGATATTTATTCATAGCTAAATCGCTTAGTGACTGCTTTAATCTAACTCCTTCTCCATCTTTTGAAAAAGACAATTTGTTAATTTCAGATACTGTTAAACCCTCATTTAAAACTTTTTTATAATTTGTGTCAAAAAGATCATTGTTGTTTCTTTCTATCTCAGTTGCTATACGCCACTGTTGATTCACAGATTGCTCTTTTAAAAAATCTAAAGTGCTTTGGTACGCATCACTGTCAACAGTTAATACGTTTTCATTAATATCTGTGTACTCGCCAATTTTATTGTTTAAATTATCAAACATAAGCCCCCAATCAGTTCTTTGGTTTCCTAATGGATCTGTCATTGTTGGCAAAGTACCACCCCCAGATTGAAGCAAAAGAATTTTTCTATTTGCAGTAGCTTCAATATTATTTTTAGTTTCAATGACCGCATCTGCTGATAATATCCCATTGTAAGCATTTAGTTCTTCTGTTAAGATTTTGTAATTAGTTTTTAATTCAAGTTTAGTTTTTGATCTATCTAATGATTCAAGCCCTACTTTTGTTGCTGTATCAAAAGATGTTATTGTTTCTGCAATTCTTCTTTCGTTAATTAAATTATTTACTTTTTGCAATCCATCAACATAAGCTAAATTCCCATGATTAGCTTCATACTGTCTAAATGCGTATTCATCAAATACACCATTGCTAGTAAAATGATCTTTTACAATCCTATCTGTATTTCTTTTCCATCTTTTTTTATATTCTGAATCAAATGTTTTGTAATCTGATTGTGTTCTTAAATAATCTTCTGCCGAAAGAATAGCCGCTTGAGTATCAGCATAAGCACGAAGTCCTTTGTTTTTAATCTCTGTTTCTCTGAATTGCTTCTCTATTTCAATCTTTCTTTCATTGTAAGCAAGCAATTCATTTGACAATGTGCTGCCAAGTTGCATTAATGCTTCAGCGCCAGCTGTACCAGTCTTTAGCGTTCTTCCGCTTCTAATTGGATCTCTACCTAATGAACCTGTATATCTTGGAACAGTAACCATAACTACACCCTATAAAATTGACTGTTGTGCTTGATATTGACCAACAGCCTTACCAAACCCACTTATTATACTAGATCCTGCTGAATAAGTTGTTGCTGCAATTTGCCCTGCTAACTCAGCATCTCTAGCTTTTGTTTCAGCCCACAGTCCTTTTTCTAAGAACCACATATCGTTTTCAAATTCTTCCATGTCAGTCAGCATAGTAATCAAACTACTACCAGTTCCAGCAACAACGCCAGAAGCAGCGGCAGCAGCTCTTTGTTTACTTAATGTTTTTGTCTGCTCTGTTAATCTTTTTTGTTTCTCATATTCGTGATTTAATTGTGATTCATACTTCTGCCAAGCGGCATTAGCTTTCATCATTTGAATCTGCTGTTGTGCAGCTGCCATTGAAAATGCTGCGTTTATTAATGAACCGAATAATCCAAAAAACATTTTTAACTCCTAATCACTTGTTACCAGTGTACCAGTTATTGCAAGAACTGTCATTGGTAAAGGTTGTGTTTGTTCAATGGTGATTTGCCCTTCTGTACCCCATCCTAAATTAGTTACCTTCTTATCGCCAGTAAATTCTGGTATATTTTCCCCTACTGGTGTAGATGATGTTCTAAATGGGATCTGATCTCCATTAACAGTAATACCAACAGTTTTATGCAATCTAACAGCAACTTCATTAAATCTCTTTGGTCTGTTTTGTGCTGTACCTGCTGATGCTCCTGCTTCTATCCTCATTGTAACTATTTTACTCGTATATCCTAATCCTATTTCTACATTATGATAACCACTTGCTGATGGTAATGTAACAGTTATTTGTCCGTTTGTAACAGTTTGATTTGGATAAACAGCATCTCCTACTAATATTTGTACGCTCTCACCTTCTAAATGGTCTAGGTTAGTTATTGTACCTGTTGTACCATTTATTATACCATTAAGCGTACTATCCATATTTAATGTTTTATCTAAGTATTCTATGTATTGCACTCGTGAACCATTGACCATTCTTTCTACAATAACATAAACTTCATTCTCTGTATCACTAGCTATAGAAGCAACTGATTTTACTTTAGCATGATTTTTAAATATATGAGTGCCTGATCCTACAGCTTTTAGTTGATGTATTGTTCTATCTAACGCTTGCTTGTAGCTACGAGATAGTTCTATTGTATTAGCATCAACAACATAAACATAATAAGTATCACCATCTGTTAGTCCTGATATTTCTGTGTTGCCATTAGCATCATATACCACCGCATCTCCTGTTGTATATCCGTGTGCTGTAATAGTTATATTTCCATTCTGTAATGGATCTGTTGTACTTGGTGTAATAGCTGTAGCTGCATTTATCTCATGTTTAATATGTCCACCTAATATATGTCTATGCCATGCTATAATATCTTCTTCACGCTTGTAAGTCATACCTAACAACACACCATCATCACGAACAGCCCAGTAAATACTCTCAGGTTCTTGAGCATAAGTTATATCGTATATGCCTTCTCCTGTAATATGTTCTGCTAATATAGTCATGTCTGGGGCTGAATACGCATCATCATCAAACCTATAAGCAAACTCTCTTAATTTCTTTCTTTGCTTTTGAACAAACAAGATCACATTGCCAATCTGCACTGGCTCTGTTGCATAACCACCATAAGTTGTTTGCAGTGTTATGTTTACGTTATCTGGTTGTAATGGCTCACCTGCTGGCTTACCTACTTTAAATTCACCACCTGCTGTACCAACTATTAAATCTCTTGCAGGAGCTAACCATCTAATAACATTTACTTTGTTTGCTGCTATTGTATAAATAAAAGCATCAGCGGCAGCAGATGTTCCTGTATCAAAGTCTGTATATATTCCTGATTGTGAAGCCCATATTGTTTGTGGAAAATACGTTGATCCTGCAAATACTAATCTTTGTTCAAAAAATGTAACTGTTTTAGGATAGCCAGTATGCTCTGACCACGCTCCTAACGCCCAATCTGTAGATGCAGAAGATGATCCTATATCTTCTTTTATTTCCCAAGTAACTTGTGTGGGAGATGTGTACGCTGTAATAATGCCATATCCATCATTTAATCTTACTTGTCTGCCTACATCATCTGTATGAAAACCAGTTAGTCCAGCAACATCTGGGAACAGCCCTGATGCTGTAAGAGTTCTTCCAGTTCCAACGCTTGAATGTGATGAAACAAATGTAAAAGTACTTGTGTTGTCGTCTAAAAATGGGCCATGGATAAATTCTTCATTTGTAATTGTCCATGATGTATGCCCAGTTCTTGTTAGCTTTTTCGGCTCAAATGTTTCGTGAACGATATACATAATGTCTGCTGACTGGGTATATTGTATTTCGTATAAGATTGATTCTGTTATATTGGTAGATATTTCATAAACTCTATTTGCTACACCACCTGATGTATAAGTGGTATATCCTGTACTATCTATATCAGTGCCACTAAGATCTTGTATTTCAAACGTGTTAGTTGTTGCGTTAGATACTAAAAATCTTTTGCCATTTACTTCAATCATACCTTCTACACTAGTAATAAATATCTCATCACCATTACTGTAACCATGACCTGTTGCTGTAACAACTGCTGGATCTGCTTGTGTTATCCCTGATATTGTTACGTCTGATTCTGTAATAATACCGTTGTCTTTGTAAAAACGAATGTACTGATCGCCAAACTCTAATATATAAGTTTGTTCGTCATTAAACTCAAAAGGTATTAATCGTGTAGTTTTTGTGTGATCTTTTACTGGGCCAACATAACGTGTGCCATATCTTCTTGAAGCACCTCCTTGTGGGAATACAGTCATGTTCTCTAGTGTTTCAACTCCATTGCCATACTTTTTAAAGTCTATCTGACCAGCCAACTTAGGACTTAATTCACCAGCAGTAAAATTTGATTGAAAAGGATGTACTCTTGCCATTATGTTCTAAAGTCCGTAAATGTTGTTGAAACAAGATCGTCTACAAATCCTTCCATTCCATCAACACTTCTGGCTTCAGATAATTTATCTCTATACATTTTTTCCATTTGGCCTTGAAGCTGCACGCTTCCTGTTATTGGATAAGCTAAATCAGCAGCAAGTTTTGATGTTAATGTTTCTACAAACATAGAATCAAATAATGTAGGATTTGTAATTCTTGCTATATATAATATTTTAGCAGTGCTTTCATCTGTTACAAGCACCCTGCCATTTGTAGCGTCATTTTCTATTTTAAATATAAAATCCGCGTATTCCATTTCTAACACACGCAGACAATATGGATCAGTAGGTAAAGCGTACATATAATTATAACCATAAGCAGGAGTATCACTAAGTTGTGCTAATGATGCTCTTGTTATAGCAAAATTCCAAGGATGTGAACGTAAAACTAAATCACGCGAATCTTGATAGAACGCGTTACATAATCTTGCTCTTTCTGTGTCGTCTGTTAGGCTAGTGATTGGATCATCACCTAAACGCCTAAGTGCATTACTGCATATAGAAACTTCAGTTGCCATTACCCACCTATTAAGTTGGGGGGCTTTTACACCCCCCTGTTATATTAGTCTGTTACATATTGCATTGTAAGTACGATTGTACCTGTAGCGTTTGCTCCACCTAATGTAACTGTTACTGGCATACCGTCTTGGTTTGCGTCAACTTCTAAACCGTAGTTTAAAGCAATAGTAGCACAAACATCTACAAGTCCTGCTGTAGCTGAAGATGCTGCTGCTTTAAATGCGGCTGCTGAAACTGATACTGCTGCATCACTTGAATCTGTGTGAGCAGCGTAACCAACGGATAGAGTTGTTGAAGTACCTAGAGCATCATATGCTAAAGATCCACCAACAATTCTTGCGCCATTTGGTAAGTTAAACATTTCAATAGTTTCGCCATTTGTTAGTGCAGATGCTTCGTAAGTTGCATAAGCAATTCTAACTCTACCAGCGAGTTCATTGGTTTTAATTCTCTCAGAAGGATTGTTTTGATTCCACTGAGTTTTTTGTGCTGAATATACTGTCATGCTATCCTCCTATTAAGATTCTACGCAAGCTATTTCAACGACTTTTTCGTCCTCAATACGCGTAGCACCGATAGTCATTGAAAGGAAAACTTGAGTTGCATAGTTTTTGTCTGCACGTTCAGATATTCTAGTGCTAACATCACTACCTACAGCAAGACCTAAACCAGATTGTGTGAAAGCAAGAGCCTGTCTGTTACCATCACCATCAAGGCCTAGTCTTTCTGTTCTGACAAAGTTAAAGCCTAAGAATGTGTTAATCTCACCTTGTACTAGGGCTTTAATGCTTGCATAGTCAGCTGATGTAACTTTTTCAAGCGCCAACAAGTCTGACATTTGTTTTGATGTTGCAATTAAATATCTAGCTTCATCTGGATCAACGTCATTGCCATCTAAAATTTCTTTAGCTTCAATTAGTTTATCCAAGTTCAAGCCATTTGAACCATGTGCTACTTTTTGACCTGCTGGTAAAGCAACAGTTGTGCCACCTGAAACACCGCCATAAGCGTTGCCAGTTGCAGCAGAAATAATTGCATCATCCATTGCACGACCCATAGCCCATGCGCCTGCCATTGCATATTCTGATTGAGGTGAGATAAGCATACGTACCTTATCCTCATTATCAATCAAGTCTGCCCAGTCGTAATCGTCCATAGTTACTTTACGTCTGGAGTGTGGTGTGTCCATTCTTGGAGTGTCAGAATGACGTGAAGTCCTTTTCTGAGCAGCAGCAGTTCCGATTCTTTCAAAGAAATGCGATTTACCAACAACCGTTTCAGTTCTAACCGTATCTCTTAATCTTGAACCTTTTTGCTGTGCCAAGTGGAACACATTACTTTTGTACTGTTCTACAAAAGCTGTTGTGATTTCTATTGACATAATAGTTCTCCTGTTAAGTTAAAAAAAGTAAAACGGTTTTTGTCCTGCAAATCAGGGAAACCTTACAGATTAACGCACTGTCCAACGGATTTTAAGGCATCATGCCCACAGTGCAAGTTGTCCGTTAGGGCTTGCTATTGTTAACATATTATAACATAGAACATTTAGATTACAAATCTTAATTATGCTCCATAAACTTTTTCATGCAACTGCCTTACTCTTTCTACAGCAGCCCTATGCTCAGGGTGTCCTGCATTAAAATAAGGATGATTACTATTTGCATATATTTGCGAAATTTCATCTTGTGCGTCAAGTCTTGAAACAGCCAGATTATTGTTCTGAGTGTTCTGTGTCATATCTTCTGTTACCTCTGCACCTAGTCTTGCAAATAGTTTTACAACAGATGGATTGTTCCCAGCAGCTGTATTCATAAGTTCCATTATTTCAGGATCTCCATATACTTGCAACGCTCTTTGTGCAGCGCGTATATTCTTATCATAGTCAATACCCCACTCTTGTTTTAGAGCGTTCTCAGTTTGTTCTTTTTGTGCTGATAATACTGCTGGCATATTTTCCATTTCAGCGTTGACCATACCAGCTTGATAGTCCATAAGTGCATTGACTTGGTTTTGGCTTAATCCAATCTTGTGAGCAACATTTCTAAACTCACCCATAAGATTTTCATTAAAGTAAGCATCCATACCTTCAGGAACTTTCATTTCATATCCTGTAGGCTCATCTGGTCTACCTAGTTTGCCGTATAATTCACTATACTCCTCATCTGTTTTAGGCATTGGTATTCTACTGCCCATTTGTTTTTGTTGATGCACAACTGTTTTAGCAAGACTTTCCACATCTTTAAATTGTGCTATTGTAGGATCTTTTGCTAGATCTTCTGGTAATGATGATTTCCAATCTAGGTTATCGCTATATCCTTCAGATCCAAGAACTGTTGTGTCTTGGGTTGTCTGAGTTTCCATATCGGCCTGTTCTTCTGGGTACATAATCATTCTTTCCTTTCTTGTATTGAACGTAATATGCGTAGATAAACACTACGCTGCCCTTCTTTAAAAGCTGTGCCATAAGGATCTGGTTGAAAACTTAAACGATCCCCATACGCAGTTTTTAAATCTTCCAATACTTTTTTACCTGCGTCAGTATCAAAGCATTGTTTATAGTTTTGAATAAGATCGTAGTGATCCCTATCCATTTCTTCCATTATTTCTGTTGACATTATAGACCTTCTAGTTGAGCCGCTGCTTGTTGCATCATTGCTTGAGCGTCTGGATCAGCTGCTGCTTTAGCTGCTTCGGCTTGCTGTTGAGTTGCTTGAGCTACTTGCTGTTGCATCATAATTTGTTGTTGCATTTGTTGTTGTTCCATTTGAGCCTGTCTTGCTTCTTCCAGATCTTCTCTGCTAACCAAGATACTATTTGGAACACCTAACAATTTAGCTCTCATTCTAACAGCTTCCTCATGGTTAATAATTTCCATGACGTTAGGATTGACTTGTGCAATGTTCATAGCTAGTGCATACAATCTATCTATAGCATTAGCTTCTTCCATGCGCTGAGATCTAGCTAATGGCCCAACATATTCAATATCCAGTTTGCTTTCCTGTATGTTTTCAGGGGGAGGGAGTAAAGCCCCTGCTCTAAACATAATGCCAAAAATTCTATCAATTAATGGGTTTAGGAACTCTGATTGGAATCTACCTAGTGTTGGGCCAAGTAGTCTTTGCATCAGTTCATAACGAACTTGCACTTCAGTAGCAGTCATTTGAGGCCCTTCTTGTAACTGCAACTGATCTGAGTAATAAGCCTGCCTAATAGCAGTACGCAACTGTGTTTCCTTTAGGTCTGTAATTTGCCAGTTGCTACCTATCTGTAACGGTTTGATTGCACCATCATTTCTGATAACTGTTATTCCTGCTGGTGTAGTTCTTACACGACCAATAACGCCATCATCTTGTACTAATAACGGTGGATCAATAGCTTTTGCCCATGCTTTTAGTCCTATCTCTACAGCTTTGTTTAGTGTTTTAATATCTGGTAGAGCGTTATAAGATGGACTACGACCGTATATTTCGCCAGTCGCTTTAGCCCATCTTGGAACGAGGTAAGGAAACTCGTTGTAACCACCAGTACGCACGACCATTTGGTCTGCTTCACAAACATGACAACTGTGGTATTTTAGTTTGGTAGCTACTTTACCTGTTGCACGTTTGTAATCTTCTGATGGTTCAACGGCATGGATAAACACAAATTCTTTTTCAGGTTTTTGTTTGACTGCTTCTAGTATTTTTTCTCCTAGATTTTCTTCGCCAAATTCTTGAAATGCTTGTCGTGCTGTCATCTTATATTTACGATAAACAGTATCAACATAACCATTTACATTTTCTTGTATGTAGTATTCATTGATGTGAAGTGTCTTGAAATGTATGCCACCTTCATCAAAACCTTTTGAATCTTCTTCAACAAACAAACATCCTGTACCAATAGATGTAAGATCCAAATACATTTCGTGTACTTCGGTATTAAAATTAGCATCATTAAACGCATCATACATACGTCTGGCTGTATCTTCTAGCCATAACTGTGCATCTCGTTGTTCGTTTAATCCTTTATCACGCAGTTTAATAGAAAACCAAGGCAATGATGGAGAGGTCAAAGTGCCTTGTAAACTTGCTGATAATAATGTGTTTGCCGTAATAGCTGTACTATCAAATAAAACT